AAGAGTTTCAGCCACATTTAACACCAATAACGATGACACTGCCAATAACTACAAAACAAAATTTGTTAATAGGTCTGGCACAACTACTATCAATGGCTTAACAGTTGATCAAAGGCAGGCTCTAACAGAAGCATTGAAACCAAAGGCTGACAATTAATGTTACATTTTTACGAAGGACAGGTTAGAAAGTTTTTAACACAATTTATTAGGATTCTTAGTAATTTTAGTGTTGAAACAGGTAGACTAAACGATGGCGAAATTAAACTGAGAGCAGTACCGGTAGTTTATGGAGACATGACTCGTCAAGTTGCAAATATTATCAGAAATAATTCTGAAAATGCAATGCAATATGCTCCAAGGATTGCCGCTTACGTAACAAATTTAAGTTATGATAGGGAGAGAATGCAAAATCCTTATCACATAGAAAAACAACATTTAAAAGAAAGAGAATTTAATGAAACCACAGGAGAATACACAACAAAATTAGGAGCCGGGTATACCGTAGAAAAAGTAATGCCATCTCCATTTAGGTTAAATGTTGCCGCGGATATTTTTACTACTAACACAGACCAAAAATTACAAATTTTAGAACAAATTCTATATCTATTCAATCCAGATTTCGAAATACAAAAATCAGACAACTATATTGACTGGACAAGTTTAAGTTATGTAGAGCTGACTGATATAACTTTTAGTTCAAGAACGATACCAGTCGGTGCAGATTCAGAAGTTGATGTAGCAAGTTTAAGATTCTCAATGCCTATATGGCTATCTCCACCGGTCAAGATTAGCAAATTAGGTGTTATTCAAAAAATTATTATGAGCATTTACGACGACGACGGTGGCTTCTCAAAAGGCTTAATAGATGGCACGTTGATTAGTAGAAGTTTTATATCTCCAAACAATTTTGCATTATTGGTTACAGGCAACCAATTAAGATTGATAGGTAGCACAGGCACAAATGTTAAGTCCGGTGGTGATGGATTTTATGCAGGAGCCAATGAGCCAAACAATTACGATCCTTTTGAAGCATTCGGAAATCCGGTCAACTGGAATACTTTGATTAATCAATATGGAAAAATTATCAACGGAACGACGCAGATTAAATTGGAGCAGGATAACGGAAATGAAATA